TGTAAGTCGCGTCATTAATAAAAGCCTGACCACTAATAACCACATCGTTAAAATAACCATCCCATCTTAACTGTGGATGGCCTAATGCGTATCTATCATTAATGTTTGGTACTAGGTCTCCATAGACCGTCATTTTTCCATCAGCTACACCCTGAGCCGCACCTGATGGTTGGCCTCCAACACCTACGGCACCTCCAGAGAAGAATACTTCTTCATTAACAGATGACCATTTGTAACCATCGAAACCAAGATTGAATTCAGACCCAATAGTTGGTGCTATGCCTCCAGAAACCTGAAGCATACCAAAACTATGTATAGAATTTGTTCCTACGGCAAGCTGATGGTTAGAAGCATCTAAATTGCCGTAAAGTAATGGTGCCTCCCCGGAAAAGATAGGATTACCATCATCATCACAGGTTCCTTCTACACCGATTGGTGTGGAAGCTACTACGAATGTATAATCAACCTCTTGCCCTATATACCAACCTGCACCATGACCAATTGCTACATTAAAGTGACCCTTCTTATTGTTGTGCAGTGTGTAACTGCCTAGTCCAACATTTCCAGAACCAGTTGTGTTTCCAGCAAGAGAAGAAAGACCAATTGCTGTATTAGAGTCGCCATAAAAATTACATGATAAAGAATAACTACCAACGGCAGTATTACCACTACCCGTATAATTATTTCTTAGAGATGCGTAACCAAAAGCAGAGTTGTCAACGCTGGTTCTCCCAGCTAAGAACATGTTTCTTAGAGATTGATCGCCAGCAAGTGTAGTTCTTGTATCTGGAGTATTAAAATTTACAGTGCTTATTCTAGTACCATTTATAAAATTTGGTACAGAATCAATTAAGTTAATTAAACTGGTGCGTAAGTCGAGAGGCGAAATTTCTTGAGTGCCATTATCAGGCAACAAGGAATTTATAGAGCTAATGTACTCTGCTTTTGACAAAATCATAATTTATCTCTATTTGAATTTAATTTGCAGTGTAGATACATCAAACTTCACTGTGTCACCTTGGTAAATGATTCTTGGATTGCTCAATTCTGCATACATAAGCATGTTGCCAGTTCCATAGTCTCCAGAATCAACAATCGCGATTCCAGATACCCAGCCCCAGTCTTGGGTGGCAGTGCCAAATAATATTGTATCAGTATTTTTAATTAAACCACTTCCGGCGTTGTGGTCATCTGAGTCGTATGTCCATACGGAATTACCCAGTACGGATGGATCTCCAAGATCTTTTCTCTCGTAGCCTGTAGACGCACCAATTGAATTTCCAGAGGGTATTTCTGGAAGCGTACCTCCATTTGCATATTGGGAAACGCCAGTATCAGAGTCTCTTGGGACTCCACTGCAAAGTGCTATAGCTACATTGGCTGGTTTTGGAAAATCTTGACCTCTAAACACATGGTGAAGAAGGCCAGACTCCAAATAGTCAGAAAAAGCGGTCATAATATATTATCCCCTTTAAAAGATCCTTTTAGTGTAAAACGCGAATTACAAACTATTATACACAAAAAAAGAGCCATTCCCAATCTAATGGGAATGACTCTCTCGTATAGGTAGATAAGCCTATAAACTTAGAAGGAGCCGAGGATAATGCGGCGATTATCCAGAACACCAAATCCAAGTTCAGCCCATCCGTAGTAGCCAACTCTCTGTTGACGGTGCAGGGTTGGGTCTTCAAAGACCTGAAGAGCCTGCTTCATAGGCATAACGAAGCTGTCGTTAGCACCCTGATCCAGACCAACAACCAATTCGAGGTCAGAAGCCTCTACAGCACCACCAAGACCACTCGTGAAGAAGTCTTGGTATTCTTGACCTTCACCAAGTTCATCAAGGTCGTGAAGGTTAACACCGTAAATGCGAGTGATTGGAGCACCACCTTCGCTTGCGGTGTAGATCTCGCGACGAGTTACTTCGTCAACCTGATCCAGTCCCCAGTTTCGCACATCTTCGAGTGCTTCTGGAGAAACGTACAGGTCGGTCAGACGACCACGATTAGCAGAGCCAGTGTTTCCACCAGCATTACGACGCATAACGGTCTGCATCAGAGAAACCAGACGCTTGGAGAACAAGCCTGCGGTAGCGTCACCGTCGTAAACCAAGATGTTACGATCAACACCAGCGGCCAACAGTGTGTGCCACCCGTCATCGTTCATCTTCTTGACAAAGCCAGCTTCCATGACCTGTGCAGCACGACCAGCCACATCCCAACGAGCCTCACGAGCATAACGGAGCAAGTAATCAATGCTCGAAGTAATGCTGTAGGTCGGGATCATGACGTAATCGCTTTCAACCGCACGCTCAGGAATACGGCCATGACCGGGATTGGTGTAAGCAACGTGCTCACCTTCGAGTCCCGGTGAAATGAGGTCGAGAGGATACTCAGTAGTAGCTCCGGGCTCGACATTGATAGTCTCGAAAATATTTCCGAGAATATTACCGATCAGAACACCTTTTCGCAAAGGCATTTCCAATGCTTTAGCAAACTCACGCTGTGCAGCGTAAGCTACATTCTGGTCATTATCACCAGTCTTCTGATAAAGACTGATGAATTCATCGCTAGGTCTTTCAGTATATGACATGTTTAATATCTCCTTTAGATTATGGCTTACGCAAGTGGGCCGTGATTAGGAAGGTTGACATAAACTTTAGCATATCCATCTGCGTCCTTAGCGGACATGAATCGACCAATAGCCAAGTTTCCAGATGCTTCTGCGTCTGCTGCCACTGTTGAAATTTCACCAATGGTTTCGGAAGCATAAGCCAAATCACCAGCGGCGGGAGTTCCAGTTACCTTATTGGTAACAACCCATCCACGAGTCAGGACGGTGACTTTACCACCCAACTGAACTTCATCTTTGTACTGATTAAGATGTGTTCTGGTCAGGTCTTTGTTAACAACGTCGTTCAAAAGAATACCAACTGGTACATCAGTCGTAGCGGCAGCTTGGTAAGAAACTGTATTGTCGCCCTGATCCATTGCAGCACCAGAGGCACTCAACAGGTCGAGACAGACAACGCCTCCACGGTCACCAGTAGCGGCAGTCATGAAATAACTGATATCAGTTGATTCTTCATATCTATCTGCTTTAAGAGCCATAGTTATAATCTCCTATAAATTACTTGTTAAGTACGTGATTTGTGAACCAGTCTGAGACGGAAGCTCTCGCTGTTTCAAGTTCGTCGGTTTGCTCTGCCTCTACGAGAGTGGCTTCGCTGGTTTCTACATTATCAAATGCATCTTCAGAAAGTTCGGCTTCGGCTTCTTCTGCTTTAGCTTCATCTGCTTCAGCTTCTTCTGCCTTGGCTTCCTTATCCTTCTTTTCTTCGTCTTCGTGCTTATCGGCATACTTCTTCATGCCCTTCTTCTTCATCATAGCAACGATAGCTTCAAAAGCACTGTCGTCAAGAGCGTCGAAGGAAGCGAGAGTTTCATCAACTTCTTCTTCTTCCAAACCAGCTTCAGCAAGACTTGCTTTACGCTTCTCCATCTTTTCTTTCTTCTTCATGTCGTCCATTTCCTTCATGGCTTCTGCCAATTGGGTCTGGGATGACTGAAGAGAATCTTCCAACTCAGCAACACGAGCCTGAGTTGATTTGATCGTTTCATTAAGCTCATCAATTGTAGCTTTGCTTTCATCAGCAGCAGCTTCAAAAGCCTCTACCTTGGAAGCAAATTCTTTATCTTTTGCTTCTTCGATTTTAGCTTTGATAGCTTCGTTTTCGGCCTTAGCTGCTTCAAGCTGTGCTTTAACTTCGGCCAACTGGTCTGTCAAAACATCTGACATTTGTAATTCTCCTATTGAAAGTTTAGAATTATGATCTACGTTAATATTGGCGGTACTGCTATCACGTAAAATTACACTTCTTGGATTAGCTGGTTTAGAAACCAAGCCTTTCCCAGAAAATGAAATATTAGAAAGAGCACGCCCCAGCTTATATCCCTCATATTCACCCGATCCACCATAAGCCCTGAGATGTTTGGTTAAAAAGGATGAACCTTCGTCTCTAGCGAGAACTTTAGCAACACCCTTTTCGTCAATTAATGCATAATCAAATCCAGAAAATAGACATTCCATAGAAACGTACCATTTTCCGTCTTGGATCTCAGCAATAATTTTGCCCATCCTATCTCTGTTTTCCTCACCGGTCCAACTGTTGTAGAGAACCGCCTGAGTGATAATATCAAACTCTTGTGGGGCTTCTGCGTCATCAGCTAGAGCTTTACCATCTTTGGTTAAAACATAGCTTCCAGTGATATGACCAATAATGTCATTCTCATCGTGCATAAAATTGAACTGCTTGTCTTCGGGGGTATTTCTAGCAGCCCAAGTAGCGTCCGATGTAAACACATCGTCGTTTTTATTCCATCCAGTTGACACCAAGACTGACTCTAGGTAATAAAGGTCAATCTGATCTTTGTTCTCTGCAACTGCCTTTGCAACTACTTCTTGTGGGATATCTTCCTGAATAGTCGCGGCAGAACAATACGCAACACTGGCAGTGCTTTTTACAAGCTCGCCAATACCGTCGTCTATCTCTTTTTGGAATATTTTTATTGTCATATTAATTACCTCAAAGCATTATACACAAAAAAAATAAATTTTCACAAAAACGTCAAATTTTCATTAGAAGTAACTCAACATAGTTTGCTACAACTAGTTTTCTATAGTCATCTATACCTTTTGAGTTTGCCCTAGCATCTTTCAGTTCTTTGGGGATTTCCTTAAACTCTCTAGATATTGCTGCGTAGATAACATCGTCGTTTATCTCGCATAGGGGTTCTAGGTTGAGAAGAGTGCCAAGTCTCAGGTTTTCAAGTTCATCCACTTCTGATTTTGTTAATTGGCGAACGTTTGCTCTACCTTTCTGGGCAATATAACCATCTCGTATCAAGGAAGTTGCATCAAATGCTTTTGTAGCCCATAAGAATAATTCTGCAACTCCCGGATTGGTTTTTGGCGTATCTACCCGCCTCTTTCTTGGCCCCTCGTCTTGCTTCTGAGGTGGTCTTCCATTATCATTCTTTGGTTTTTGAGCTTCCTTCTTTTCTGCTAGTTTCTCTTGCTGCTCACCCTGTTTATCCATTTTTTCCATCTCAAACTTCTGGTTTGCATTGTGGAATGGACTAGCTTTAGGTGGTAACTTCTCTCCATCTCTAGCTTTATCTTCTCTTTGAAGTCTAACCTTCTCAACTGCTGGAACTTCCTTGAATCTCTCAAGAACGGTCTCGTGCGAGATAATATCGCGATCAGCAAGTTGGATAAGCAGATTTTTCTCAGAAGCCTCGTCAGATAGACTCATTTGGTCGTAAACCACATGTGCTGGCTTTCTAAAGCCCATAGCCTTTCTTACGAATTCCAGTTCTTTCTCCCAGAATTTTGTAAGTTGGTCTCTACCGTACTGCAATCTCTCAACGAGAGTTTTTAATGAGATAAAGTTGTTAGTGAATCCACCGCCATTATTTGCCATACCAGTCAATGTGGGGGGCACACCAAGACCAGCATAGATACTATTGAGTACAGATTGATATTTTTCTGACCCTAAGAATTTGTAAACTTGTGAGTTACTCTCTGTAAACTTGAGTTCTGGACCATAAACAAGCTCCATAGTTCCGCCACCAGTATTACTAGCTAGAATGTTGCGAAGTTTATTGATACCTTCTTTTGTTGGCAGAACTTTATGATCGAAATCTCCAAGCGTCCACAGTCGGATATTTGAAATTGCACCATCCAAAGCAGCAAGGTCAGCGAGCTTCATCTTCTCAAGCATGATGATATCATCGAGAATAGCGTAAACAAGAGGATGTGCCCACTGCTGCCAGTCGTCCTTCTTGTAATAATGGACACAAAGACGATCTGCTTCGAGGTCTATTTTTCTTTCTTGTCGCTTGATTGCATTTTTGACATTGGATGGTAATGTCTCCAAGACTTTGACTGGGATTGTGCCATCCTTAAAGTTATCAAAAAACGTATTAGCTGTAAGAGCGTAATTTTTCTTACCAATAAATAAGCTAACCTGACCGTCTTTCATGTCAATAGTTAGGGGGTTAAAGAAGTTGTATCTCCAAGGAACAACGGCCTTTTTGATATCTGGAACCTCAAGAGTAATATCTTCTGCTAAAGACTTAATGTACTTGTTGATTTCGGGCGTAATATTGGCATAACTCTTGTAGACAAATACATTTCCAGTTCTGTATAAGTTGTTGAGAAATCGTTCTGATCTCTCTTTTCCATCAATCTTCTTGAACCACTGCTGAAAAAACTTCTCCACGCTTTTGTTCTCGTGAACAATGTTAATACCTTGGCAACCAAAGTCGCCCATAAGGTCAATAACATTTCTTACGATTCCAACCTTGTCGTATGCATCCATACACATCTTAATGATACGCTT